GTTTCAAAGAAGTGTCGGCAATTACCAGCAGTCGATAGTAAACGCCGTCGCCTCGATGAATCCGCTGGCTGCCCGGCTGGTAAGCATCGTGGATTTGTCGGACGAGACGGCCGGAGGCTTCACCAAGCTAAAAACAAGTGCGCAGGCATTCGGCAAAACCTTATTGAGTTTGGTTAAAAACCCGGCTTTCCTTGCCATATTCGGCATAGCGGCTGCCGGTAGTGCGTTCAAGTTCTGGTATGACTACAACAAAGGATTGATCGAGGCAACCCGTTTGACGAAACAGTTTACCGACTTATCGGGTGAGGAACTGGTGTACTACCGTAGCGAGGTGCAGGCCGTTTCCGACACCTTCAACAAGGATTTTGTAGAGGTATTGCGTGGTGCGAATGCGTTGCAAAAGCAATTCGGCATCACCTCGCAGGAAGCCCTCGAATTGGTGAAAGAGGGTTTTGCCAACGGGGCGGACGTGAACGAACAATTTTTGAAAAATATCAAGGAGTATTCGACGTTTTTCAAAGAAGCGGGTTTGTCGGCGGAGGAATTTATCGCCATTAACGTACAGACGGAAAAGCAGGGCATTTTCTCGGACAAAGGCATCGACGCGATCAAGGAGGCGAATATCCGCCTACGGGAAATGACGACCGCCACGTCTACGGCATTGGAGGGTATCGGCATATCCTCGAAACGGGTACAGGAAGAATTACAGAACGGCAGCAAGACGACATTCGACATCATGCAGGAAGTCTCGGCCAAGTTGAACGAACTGCCCGATTCGGCCTCGACTGTCGGAGCGGCATTGGCCGACATCTTCGGCGACCCGGGAGAAGATGCGGGACTGGCCTATATCCGTACCCTTTCGCAAATAGATACGGATCTCGACACCATATCGGGAAAGACAGGAGAAGTGGCCGAATTAAACCGAATGCTTGTCGATTCGCAAACGAACCTAAATACGCAAGTGGCCTTATTGTTTGAGGCCGGTAGCGGCTTCGACCGTTTCATAACGAAAATAAAAAGCGGTTGGAATAACTTCTTGGCGGACTTCCTATCCGGTGTCAGAATGATATTTGAAAGCACCGACGACAAGAACATGCGCAAAATAACGGAGGCCATAAACAAAGGTCGTAACGAAGCGGTGGAGGATTTGGAGTTACTCAATCAAGAAGTATCCCGGCTTACCGCAGCGGGGATCGAATCGGGACTGACAGCCTCGGAAGCCCAACTTCGTGCTATCGATATGAGGAAAAAAGAGATTCAGGCCGATCTGTCCAAATACGAAAAAGAGGTCTCGGAGCGTAACGCCAACATAGAAAGAATGGAAAAAGAGATCGAAAATTCGGGAACCGGAAGGAAAGAAGCCTTAAAGAGGGCAAATTTGGCGGAGGAGATAGAAAAAGAGAATGAAAGGTTGAGACTTGCCATGCAGTTACGCAGCAAGTATGAAACGATGCTCGGTCAGGTAAACGACATGGAATATAAAGCCGGTACAGGCACAAGCACATCGACAAACAAGAGTACGGCACAAATCGATGCCGAGGCCGAAGAAATAGAAAAGGCCGAAGCCGCAATGTTGAAGGTGTTGGAGGAGACATCGGCGGAATACAAAGCCATTCTGGATAAACGCTACAAGCGGGATAAGAAGGCCATTGAGGATAAAATCGCCTTATATGAGGAAGATAAAAAGTTGACCCCGAAAATGCAAAAGGCGTTGAACGATCAACTGGAAGCCCTTAAAAAAGAACATGCCCGTGATATAGCCGCGATTAGTAAAAAGGCGACCGACGACCAAATCGCCGAGCAGGAGCGGTTAATCAACTTGAAACTGGAAGCGGCGGAGAAAGGCAGTGAAAAGGAACATAC